GCGTGATAGTGTCTGGAACAGTCACCGCCAATCTTGGAGCGGTCGATAACGTGGTCCTCGATGCCATTCAGGTGGGAGTGGAAAACCCTCCCGCCCCTGGGCTGGACATTCCCATCCACGACTATATTGTCCTCAGCTATACAGGCAGCAATTTGACCTCCGTGGTCTATAAGACGGGTGGAGCGGGTGGTACGACGGTCGCCACGCTCACACTCACCTACACCGGGAGTCAGCTTGACTCCGTGACGAAGTCCTANTGGCGTACGTCTTTAACCCCTTTTTGGGAGGACTCGATTGGACCGCTGATGGCATTACCGATCATGGTGTGTTGACCGGTTTAAGTGATGACGATCATGCCCAGTACGCCCTCCTCGCCGGGCGATCTGGGGGTCAAACCCTCCTTGGTGGGACCGCAGCCAGCGAAAATCTGGTGCTTCGGTCAACGGCCCATGCCACCAAGGGTCTCGTCACTATTGGGAATACCTCAACCGGGTTCCTTAGTCTGGATGAAACCAATCGACGGGTGGGGATCAATACTGGGGCCACGTCCTATGCCCTCGATGTGAGGGGCACGCCAGTCGATATTGGTTATCTTGCCAAGTTTGAAGGCCTCACCTCCCCATATAGTACGTACATCCTGCTCGTGGCAGCGGGTGCAAACGAACAAGCCGGCTTTTCGCTCTTTCAAAGCACACACAACGAAGAATGGCGTTATGCGGTTATAGGAAATGGCGCTGACTCCTTTCGGGTGTCGAACACGACCAGTGGAAATGTCTGGTTCATGACGGTTCCTGGGAACATGCTACTCGACAGTACGCATACGTCTAACCCATCAACTGGTTCAAAAGTCTTCATCCTCGGTGATGGGACGGCCCCAACAGGTATGGCGAGCAACACGGCCGGGCTCTACGCGGATGACGTGAGTGGCACGGTCAATCTATTTGGGATCAACGAGGCGGGTGAGACCACGCGGCTCACCTGGGGCACGCCGCAGACCTACGCCGAGTCCAACGTCACGACAGATCGCACGTACGACGCCAATGCGACCTCGCTCGACGAGCTTGCGGACGTGCTTGGGACGCTCCTCGCCGATCTGCGAGCGCGTGGGATCATCCTCTAATGGCAACACTGGGTAGTATTCTGAGCACGCAGGAAATGGGTGAGGGTGGTGGCCCTACGGTCTGGGGCGATATCACGGGCACGCTTGCGAACCAGACGGACCTCCAAGCCGCCCTAGATGCGAAGGCCGCGAGCGCCCATGACCACACCGGGACGTACGAGCCGGCGGATGCGGCGATCCAGTTGCATCTCGCCTCAACGTCGAATCCCCACGGCGTGACGAAGGCGCAGGTCGGGCTGGGGAGCGCGTCGGATACGGCCGACGCAGGGGCGATTACCCACACCACGATATCCTACACCAACTCTGCTGGGACTGCTGGTAAAACGGCCACCATTTTGTCCCCTTCCAACTCGTCGCTGGGGATGTGGGAGTGCGATCCATCCAGACAGTCACACTCGGGACATCCTATGGTGCGGGGGCGATTCACCTCGTGGCCTATCGCCCCCTCGTTCTGCTGCCAGTGACGATTGCCAACATTCCCTTTGATCTCGGAGCCGTTGGCAGTGGCATGGTCCGGTTATTCAACGACACGGTTCCCTGGCTCGTGCACGTTCCCATGGCAACCACCGCGACTACCTTTCAGGGTCAATGGGTTATCACTCAAGGATAGGATCACGGACGCATGGCCGAACAGTTGACCTTGACCACTCCCCAGACCTTTCCTGATTTGACCACGTGGAAAGTGATAGAAATTTGGATCGATCAGATCGCACCCTCCCTCAAAGTGACCTTTGAATCGGACACGGGTGCACGCTCCATCTGGCGATTGATTGTTTCACCATCCCATAGTGAGGCCCAGATTCGTGCGGGCCTCCGCTATATGAATCAAGGCCAGTTCAAAACCATTCAAGACAAGTCCCTGCAACGGTGGTTGCTGGAAGAATGGCAGGCTGATGGTGGGCCTGCTGGAACGGTTTCTGGTACACCTGACTAATCCTCACCAATCAAGGATCCTCATCATGTTGAAACGCCTTCTGTTCACGGCTAGCCTGTGTGGAATGGCCATCCCCATTGCGGCCCAGACCATCAAAAACCCCACTGCGGTCGCCTTCACCTGTCCCGATCACGCCCGTGATGACCAACACGAGATCGACATCGTACGGGTCAGCGATGGAGCCGTGATTCAGACCATCCTCGGGGGCGATCCCGATGAGGTCAGTGGTGAGGTCACAGTGGCGATCAACGTCCAACCTGTGGCGTTTGGTCAGTATCAGGTGATTGTGCGAGCCGTGGCAGGACTGTTGAAGTCGGACAACTCGAACCCCTCGGCCATCTGGGAACGCACGCCTGGACGTCCCAGCGGTGTGGTGGTACGATAAGCCCCATGACCTCATTCGATGACGATCTTCGCAGCGCAGAGACTGAGTTGGAACATGCCAAGGCCCACGTGTACCGTGTAGATGGCGTGATCCAGTATATCACACGCAAGATGGCGGAGGCAGCGACTTCCGAGATGCCGTCACCGACCGGTGGCGAGACCCCTCCTCCGCTGGACAGTTAGGAGCCGGAAATGGCAGCCATTGTTCGCCACGCCAGTGGCATTGTCTATGTTCGCAACTGGACGGGAACCCTTATCGGGACGGGAGCATCGGTTTCCCTCGCCGATGGTTCGTTCAGCGACATTCTCGTGACCGCGCTCTCAAATGCCGGTGCCCCGACGATCACCCCTCAGGGAACAACTGGGGCGACGACGTATGGGTATAAGATTGTTGCCCGCGACACCCTCAAGACGGCTGCGGCTTCGGCCGAGGGCACAACCGCCACAGGAAACGCGGCCCTCAGTTCAACCAACTATAATGCGATCACCTGGTCAGCGGTGACGAATGCCGTCAGCTACGACATTTATCGCACGACAGGTGGAGCGACACAGGGGAAGATTGGCAACACGACTGGCACCGTCCTCAACGATACCGGTCTGGTTGGTGGAGGCGAGACGGCTCCATCAACAAACACGACCGGTGCCATTCAGGTGGCGGATGGGAGCGTCTCCGCGCCGGGTCTCTCCTTTGTGAATGACACGAATACCGGACTCCACAATCCGGGGAATCAGCTCTACCTCACGGTGAACGGCACGAATCGCGCGCTGTTGGACAGTTCAGGGCTCTCACTTGGTGACGTCCTGGGTCTGGGCGCCACGGTGGGATCGAGTGATGTCTTTCTCACCCGTGATGCCGCCAACACGCTCGCGCTCAAGAATGGCAACAACGATCAAACGCAGCGGTGGTATAGCTCCAGTGGGAGTTATGCTCAGATCACGAGTCTCAATGAAGCTCACACGCTCACAGCAGCGGGCACGAGTGATACGACCATCACCTTTCCGGCCTCTAGCCTGGGATTGTCCACGAGCTTCCGTATTACGACCACAATCACGGGCTGCACATCTGTCCAGGTTGGTATTGCCGGCGATGTGACACGCTTTGGCACCTTCTCGACCCTGACCGCCGGGCAGACCATTGCGATTGCCCGCGCAGACAATTATACAGGTGCGACGGCTATTCGCTTCACGGCGGTGGGTGGCGGTGCCTCGTTCACGGCGGGTGCCATTCGCACCATTATTCATCATCATCAAGCGAGCGCACCCACGAGTTAGGAGTCAAGAATGCCTGATCTCACAATCACCTTGACCACTCGTCAATTCTTGGGGCTTCAATTCATCGCCACCGGCTATCCAACCATCGATGTCTATATCCAGACCATGGCAGATAATGGGCTGCAACAGCTAGCCGCAGTGAAGCAGGCTGAACGCGCGGCGAAATTGACCCTGGCTCCACAAAGACTCCTTGATGAGATTGATGCGCTCTAGCGGTAGAGCAAGACGGTGAGACCTTACACATGGCCATGACTGGAGCCGGAGATCTCCTGAAACTCCTCACGACCTCGGTTGGGGTGAAACCGTGTTCCCCCTGTCAGCGGCGACAGGAATGGTTGAATCGCCTNCTGCCCAATCCCCTCTATCGCTCCGAGACTCCTCCACCCTCACCCCCACGTGAGACATCCTAATGGCCACACTCATCTCTGAAATCGAGACACAGGTTCGAATCAACCCCCTGCTGGAAACGGCCGCCAGCTATTGGACCTCCGCCGAGTTGGTGGCCATCACGATTCGTGGGATCAAGGACCTCTGGCGGGATCTCGTGAATCTCAAGCAGGAATACTACCTGACGATTAACGAGACGGATGTCTTTCTCGCGGCGAATGCCTCCACCCTCTCAGGGGTGCCGAATGATGTCCACAAGGTCTATCTGATTGAGCCTCGGGACATGACAAGCAATAGCAGCACGGGCAGCACGTCCTTTGTCCCACGCGAATATAATAGTACCGCCTTCGCCATCGCCCGCAGCCAGTCCGCTGTTGATCCACAGAAGACGGAATTCCTCTTTGCGGTGATCGGTCAGGGCTCCCCGGCTGGGTTGACCGAGGTTCGCATCGCACCCAAATCCACCTCGACGGTCAATCTCGCCTTCACCTACATTCCCACCCTCCCGCCTATGGTGGCGTCGAGCATTGTTCCCATCCCTGGGGAGGCCGATAACGCCCTCATCGCCTGGACGGGAGCCTTCGCACGGGCCAAGGAGCGGGAGGATCGCAGTCCTGACCCCGAATGGCTCGCCATCTACGCGACCGAGAAGCAACACCTCCTGAACAGCTTGGGACTTCGGCAGCTTCAGGAGCCCCAATACGTCGATCGGGTCTTTCAGGAATATTGGACCTAAACACGGTTGAGGATCGATCATGCCAAAGTATGGATCAGATACACCCTCCTGGTGGGAGAAGGCGCGAGGGAAGCGCACGAAGGACATCTATCTTCCCAACGAAACGGGAATGCTCGATCCCGAGCTTGAGCAGTTCGATACCCCCGCGAAGAAAACGAAGCGATTCTTCGAGTCAAACGCTGCCGTGCTCCAAGGATTGAAGAAGGCAGCGGAGAATCCCTCTCCCGCCCTCCAGAAGTATCGTCAAAAGTCCAAGTAATGCCTGGACGGTTCACGGCCTATAACGTTGGCAAGATGGGCGTCTCGATCGACAAGACGGAGATCGATCGCACCGATGGGGAACTGTCGAAGGCACAGAATGCGATTCGAGATCCCCTCGGTGTGGATGGAGGACTGCGAAAACGGCCGGGCCTGACGAAGGTGAATGCCAGCGTGGCGGCTGGAGCCATTCAGGGCACGGCGGCGATCCCCCTCACAAAGCCTACCACGCGGAAGATCGTGGCAGGGCGCTATGTCAGTGACACCGATACGGGATGGAATACCACCACAGATGGCTTTGCGACCTCCGTAACAACCGGTGGACCATCCGATTATGATGGGAGTGCTGAACCGCGTGCCTCCGATAAGGTATGGACGAACCTGGCCAACTCCAGTAATCGCCAATATCAATTCGTTGGGAACGCGGGGGTGACCTATCGGAATCGTTTCTACTATGCGGGGAATGATTACACGGTCGGAACGACAGCCCCCACGATTCATGTGTGGGATGGCACGCGTGATGTGCTCCTCGCCAGGATTCCCAACAATCCCGACACGGGAGCCTCGCAGGCATCGGCGATCCTGAATATGATCGCAGCCAATGGATCGATTTACCTGACGACCTACGATGGAGGGAGCTATGCAGGAAACACGGTGAAGGCTCGCGTGTTTCAGTTGCTCCCAGAAACCGGTCAGTTGATCCAGATCGGGAGCCGATTCCCCATCACTCCTGAGACGGCGCGAGTTCCCTACAATCTCATCTGGTGGAATGGGCGTTTGTGGACACGGACGTATACGGGTGGGGTCACGGCAACCGTACGAACGTATGCGATTCGCCCTGGACTTGATCTCGATTGGACGATGGATAACTTGACGGGGGGTGGAGGCCGAACAACCGCCTGCCTCGCCTCATTCCAGGGCGAACTCTACATGGGGTGTCTCAATGATAGTGGTGGTGCCGCTCTCATTGAAAAACGTTCCACGACGGGTACCTACTCAACCTCCTACACGACCCTGCTTAATGAGGGTGGATCAGTCCCAACCATGTCGGACTTTGGGGCCTATAATGGCATGGGTGTCATGTCCGTCTTCAAGGACAACCTCTACGCCACCTATTTCAACCTGAACGCCGCCGCGACCAACCGGTATGGGAGGATTTACCAGTACAACGGTTCCAGTTGGTCCGTCGTCTTCTATCCAGCCGCGAACGCCGCCACGGCAGTTCCCTTTGTGGCATCCTTGATCCACAATAACACTCTCTATCTCCTCAGCGCCCCAGCCTACAATGGAGCGGGTACCTTGATCAACGTGATCCTCAGCACCACGGATGGAGCCACCTGGTCTGATGTGTCCAGTGCCCTCGATAATTCGAGTTGCAGCGCCCTTGGCGTGGTGACCAGCTAAATGGCCTACACACTCCTCCAGGGGGGATCATCCCTTCAGATGATGGATACGTCGGGAACGCTCACCACCCTGACCCTTCCCACGGGTGTGACCCTCGATCCCGCCCGGATTATGCGGGCCGCGATCTTTGGGAAATATGTGGTGCTGGTCAACAGCCCAACACGCCCCCTCACGGTTGATAGTGAGGGGGTGGTGCGTGTGTTGTGTCCTCGTGCCCCTCGCACGATTATCACCCTCTCCGGCCCCTCAGCGGGTGGGCTCTCCGGCACCTTCCTCGTCAAGCAATCCTTCCGCATCCTCGATGCGGATGGGAATGTGATTGCCGAGAGCCCCCTTGGCCCGGTTTCACCGAATGTCACCATCTCCGCCAAGCTCCTCCGCGTGGCTGGACTCGATCTCTCGGCTGATACAATCAGTGGCACACGCCTCTATCGAACCATTACCAGTGGTTCCACGTATCTCCCCTGGATCGATCTCGATGGCAACACCCAGACCACGATTGAGGACGATCTCTCCGATGCCCTGCTCACGACCCTCGCGGCACCGCTCCTGGGGGAGCCCCCCAACGATCTGACCCTTGTCACCGATTACAAGGCTCGGGTCTGGGGCGTCTCGGCCACGGAAATCGACACCCTCCGCTTCACCGATGCGTCGAGGATGTATGCCTGGCCTGCGGCGTATGGACTCATCATTGGTCGCCCTGGGAGCGATGCCCGAGGGGTGACGGGAATTATCGCGCGAAAGAATGAACTGGTGGCTGGGAGGCGCGATGCCCTCTTTCAGATTGTGGGACAGGTGCCATCAGATTTCGCCTCTGTGAAGATCAAGGATGGGATTGGCATTGCCTCGGCCGATTCCATTCGTGTGCACCGGGATGTGGCGTATTGGTTGGGTGAGGATGGTGTCTATACNTGGAGCGATGCTGGNGTGCACCCCATCAGTGATGGCAAGGTGCGATCCTGGTTCAACACCGATACCTATTTCAACCGGAGCCGATTTCAGTATGCCGTTGGGAGGATTGATCCTCTCCTCAACAAGTATCAACTCTTGCTCTCTGCAACGGGATCGTCCACCCTCGACCGGTGGGTGGAACTCGACATCGACGATCAAACCTGGTGGGGACCGCACAAAACGGCGGATTTCACGCCAACCTGGGCCGCATCCATTCTCGATAGCAATGGAGTCGTCGTTCCAGTCTTTGGCAGTTCAACAGGATTCCTCTACAAGGATCAAACGACGAGGACTGATGGCACGGCGACAGGGATTGATTTCGACGTGGACACAAAGTTCCACGATATGAACTCCCCGGCCATCGAGAAGCATTTCAACCAGTTGACCCTCCTCAGCAAGATTCAAGGGGCGGGGACGCTCACCATTACACCCAAGGTGGGGGCTTTGAACGCATCAGCGGGAACGGCTATCAGTGCCAGCATGACAGCAGGCCGTGAGCGCCTGCGCCGCCTCGGAAATGGCCGCTTCTGTCAGTTGAACTTCCGGCACACGACAGCGGCTCAGGATGTTGAGTTGTATGGGTATGAGGTCGTGTGGCACGAGTTGGGTGAGCGGTAATGCCCCAGATTGTGGCCCAGAAGTATAGCCTGGTGAACGTGGAGCCCTCCACGCTCGTCATGACGCAGATTGACGAGATGTTCCGGGATCTGTTTACGGGGTTGAGGAATAGTGCGGTTGGGAGTGCAAACTCCCAAGAACTGGTTCTGGACCCTTCCTTTACACAGGGGGATCTCCTCTACATTGTTGACACAGTAGGCACGGTGGATGGACTCACCGTGGGGGCCACGGCGGGCATGTTCATTCGCTCCACCGGAACCCTCCCTGCCTGGTCGACCCTCATTCTCCCCAACAGTGCGGCGAGTGGGGATCTCGTGTATGCCAGCGCGGCGAATACCTGGGGTGGGTTGACGGTTGCAGCGGCAGGAAAGGTCATCCGCTCAACGGGTTCCCTCCCCGCCTACTCGACGTTCACGATTCCCGACACCTTCACGCAGGGTGCCATTCCCTATGCGAGCAGCGCCAACGTCCTGGCGGGATTGGCAAAGGATGCGAGTGCAACCCGCTATCTGAGCAACACGGGCAGTTCCAATAATCCTGCCTGGGCACAGGTGAACGTGGCGAACGGCGTCACGGGTGACCTCCCCTTTGCCAACCTGACCCAGATTGCTGGGCTGTCGGTTCTGGGTGTCACTGGGGCCTCCACCGCTGATGTGGCCGCGATGACGGCTGCCAGCGATTTCCAGGTGTTGAGGCGCTCAGGCTCAGCGGTGGCGTTTGGGGCCATTGACCTCGCCCAGAGTGCGGCCATCACTGGAATTCTTCCGATTGGCAATGGAGGAACGGGTATCACGATCGCCACAGATATCCGTAAAACCGCCGATGAAACCATTACCGATACAACCCTTCAAGATGACGATCATCTCACCATCTCGTTGGCAGCCACCTCAGCCTATGCATTCCGCTACTTCCTCTTTCTCGCCAATGGTGGGGCCGCAGAGGGATTTCAGGCCGATCTCAGTGGAACCGTTGGGGTCAGTAGTCTCAAGGCTCAAGTGCAGATCTGGGATGATACACTCAATACGCTTGTGGCCTGTGCACGGGTGACGGCACTCTCGGCATCTGTTGGAGCTGGACTCTCCAGTGGCTCAAATTTTACCATCATTGATGGAACGATTGAAACCACGACTGGGGGGACATTCCTTATCCGCTGGGCACAGAATGCCACGGGAGCTTCGGCAGGCGTGACCGTTGAAGAACAGAGCAGCCTCATCGTCAGAAAACTCAATGCCTAGATCGAGGATCAATCATCATGGCAGCACTTGGTAGTTATACCCCAACGTATGGAG